ACCTGAGGACTACATTTGTTCATCTTCTTGTAAATAATTATGGCTGGAAAAAAAGACGCATGTTATAATAAAGTAAAGGCTAGATATAAAGTTTGGCCTAGTGCATATGCATCTGGCGCACTTGTAAAATGTCGTAAGAAAGGTGCAAGCAATTGGGGAAACTCTAAAAAGAAATGAATCAGTTTGACAGTTTTGTAAATTCTATCTTAGGAGAAGAAAGTCTTCATGACTGGTTTTCTCATAAAAGTGGCGGAAAGCCAGGATGGGTAGACTGTAAAACCAAAAAACCTTGTGGACGACAAAAAGGCGAGAAGCGTAAAAGCTATCCCGCCTGTCGTCCTACACTTTCTCAGTGTAATTCATCTATGAGAAAAAAGAAAAGTTCTAAGAGAATATCTTGGAAATCTAAAAAGAAAAAGTAATTTTCTTCTCTTCTTTTATTCTAATAAACTCGTTCTTTTTAAGGTTAATTATAACTCTTTCAGAAAGACCGTGTATCTTATAAAGTTCATGATAGATAAACGGAAATAAAATTCTATCTTCTTTGTTTACATAAAAGTAAACGCTTTTATAATCTTCGACTTTTTCAGGAGATACTTCTGTATATCCGTCACAAAGAGATGTAATATTCGTTAGTTGTGATTCAGTCTGTTTTTGAGGAAGAATCTTAATCTGTTTTTTTGGTTTTTTCGATTTGTATGATCTTTTCATCTAGTAGTATTGTTAGTCGTTCAAAAAGGAAAGAGAATGCCGAGCCTGCAAAAGGCAATGCAGGATTGTAATTTCGGAAAAATAAAAAGGAGATTAATAACGATGCCCAAAATCCTGTGCATAGTGAGCATTTAATCAAGTCTCTACTAAAAGAGTATTGATTTAAGAATTGACGAATTCCAAGTTTATCCATAATTGTCGCATGAACAATTGTAAATGTTATACCTGCGGAAGCAAATAAGAACAGTATTAAATCGGATAGATTCATTTGATTTTGAAAAATTTAAGAACTTTATTAAAGAAGGTTTTTATTTTACTCTTTTTTGGAAGTCCTTGAATAGTTACAACTTCTCCAAAAATACTTTCTGGATTAATTATTCCCCATCCACTTGTAGAATCCCAACCTTTATCACCTACATCAATAGCAGTAGTATATAGCATTTTCTTTACTTCGTCAACTTTTAAATTTTTACCTTCGGCTTTATATTTAGAGAGAATAAGTGCAACAACACCACTAACAACAGGAGTTGCCATAGATGTTCCTGACAATACTGCATACCCTTTATTAAGATATGTTGAAAGAATTTTATCTCCTGGTGCCATAATATCTAATTCTTTTCCCCATGATGAAAAACCGGAACGATCTTTTAATATCGTATCAGAGTAAGAACCAACTGTTATAACTTCTTCGTATTTTGCAGGGTAAAGAATATTCTCCTCACCATTATTACCTGCTGCACAAATAACTACAACTCCATGACTGGTTAACTTTTTAATAACTTCATGAACATCTGGCATTGGATTTGGACCGCCAAGACTAAGGTTAATTACATCTGGAAGAACTTTTAAACAATACTGTGCAGGAACTATAGGAGCAGTTGATAACACAGAAGGTATTGTTGGTATTGCACCAGAAGCACTCGCACAACATTTGATGTGTCAGAAGTCGTGATTGAAAATCTTAGTTGGATTGATTTCAAATAAATGGAGTCTCCGATTCTGTCACTGTCACCGGTTCCTTGTGAAGGAAATGTTAGTGTCCATGTTGTTCCGGTTGTGCTGATTGATCCAGAGTTAGTGGCTACGGTTGTTTTCTTTTCAGCGCCTTTTGCAGTTACTTTTCTTGCGAACTTTTTGAATTTTTCGTCCTTGAGTGAAAATTGTTTTGCGCCCCAGACAGTTTTTGCGCCACCGTATGATTTGTATTTGTTGAAGGGAGTGGTTCAGTAAATTGAATTGCTAATATTTGAGATGATCCCATAAGAGATAACATAGTTTTTTCAACTACAAATATTTTATCTTCTCTTCCTTCAAATCTAAATTCATCTCCATATTCTAATGACCATGGGTTTGTAATAGGATTAAATGAAGAACTAATAATATCTACTTGATACATTGAAGGATTATTATAATTTTGTACTAATCCTGATGCTGAGGTAAATAGGATATTTTTATAAATTGAGCCTGATGTGTTTGTATTAATGGTTGATGTTTGGGTAGCGCTAGCAGAGTGCCAAATATTGCTAGAAGTTATGCTTACTGTTGGATTAGGGGATTGGGTAACTTGAAAAAACGACCCATATGTGCCTATTTCTGTTGTTGCTAAATAATATCCGGTCTGTGGAGAGTATACTTTTAAATAGTATTGATCTCCACTTTGCATTTCATCCGGGGTAATAGTACGAGAAAAATTTAGATATTGATGAGTATTTGGAGGGGCTTGATTTAAGTTATTTCCTGTAAAAGTAACAAATTCTTCTCTTCCTATAGTAGTTTGTACACTACTTCTTTCTCTAGTTAATGTAACTCCTATAGATGTTGGGTAAGTAAAAGATGATGAATTATAAAAATCAAGAGCTGCAGTAAAAGTAAGAGTTACTTTATTATCAATTAAACCTTGATATGTTTGATATTTAATAGAATTATTTGAAAGACTTGCAGTAGTATTACTACCAGATACAATAATAGTATTAATTGATGAAGAATTATATGTTTGAGGGATACTACTAATAATACTTGGTTTTGCAACTAATGTATAATTTTGAGATAATCCTCCAGAAATAAAATTATCTTTAAGTTGTATTGATGAAGTAAATGTTCCTTCATTTAAAATACTTCCAGATTGATTATAAAGGATTGGTTGGACTTTATATCCTCCTCTAATTATATTTTTAAATATATTTTCTGTTAAAAGAGGAGTTTTAGTATTGATTGATACTTTTTCTCCAGTTAAAAAAGTTTGTTGAACTTCTGAAAGTGAATAAGGGGTAACATTAGGGATGATAATATTGCCATTGTCTTTAATTAAATAAGTATTATTAATAACAGAAGCATTTTCTAAATTAGGGGATAAATTAGTAATAAGACTACTATACAATATCATTGTTTTTAAATTTTCTATTGTAGGTAATTTACCATAAGTTCCTATATCATTACTACTCCAAACATTTAATAATCTTGATGTTGATTTCGATCCATCATATTTTATAGTAGTTGAAGCTTTTGAAGTATAATTAGAATCAGGGGTAGGTGCATGAAGTGCACTTCCATTAAGTAATAAATTTAAATTAACAGGATTAATACCATTTGAATAATCTACATCTAAAGCAAAAGTATTTAATCTAGTTTCATTAACACTATTTAAAAGAGAATTTTTATCGCTATTATAAAAATTAGGGAATGAAATATATGGTTCTATAATTAATGGTTGAAGTTGAGATGAACTAACTGGTCTACTTTGAGATACAGAAAAAGTAATTAAAGAAGAAGATAATGGAGTAGGAGAGGTGGTAGATGCACTTATGCTAAAATAAATTTTATCATTAATAAAACTATAATATGATGTAGAAATTATCTCGGGCATTACAATATCATTATCAAATGAAGAGGAGATTAAATCATATTCACTTCCATCCCTTTCATATGATATTTTTATAGTTGATCTACCCGAAAATCCTTCATTGGTAGGTAAAAAACTAGCTGTAATAAGAATAGAAGTATTTGGAATATTTTTTAATACATAGTTTCCAGAAGATGCTGTAAAATTTAATAAAGTATTACCAGTTATAGTAGTGTAATTAGCAATTTTTTCGTATAAATTAGATGGAGCATTAACAAAACCTTTTATACCTATAGAGGAACTAAATGAATAATCTAAAACTTCATTTTGATAATTTAAAGGATTATAAGAGGAATTATTATTTGAATATTTAAAAGAATTAACTTGGTAAAAATAATAAGTATCTGTTTCAGTTATTGGAACAATATTATATGTTGCATTAACTGTTGTTGATCCATAATTTACAGGAAATATTAGTTTATCAGCTTGTCCTAAAGCTTCACTATTATTTATTCCACTACTATCTTTTTTTGCTACTTTTAAAAATGTAATTGATCCTGTAGGGTTATTAGGGGATATAGAAGAAGTAGAAATAAGATTAGAAAATAATAATACTGAGCCTGAGTCAGGGATAAGTTGGGGGGAAAAGAAAAAATTTTGGAATATATCAGATTCTATTGATGAGGTTCCGTAATAATATATTTGTTTATAATTATGAAGGGAAAAATCTCTAGGGAGAGGTTGATTGATACTTTGTGTGGTAACTATTATATTAGAATCTTTAAGTTCACCATTATAAAATTCATCTTGTGAATTATGAATTATATCTACAAGTCCTAAAGGAGAATTATATGATTCACTCCAACTTTGTGTTAAATTAAGTATGTTAGAGCCGGATGGAGCAAAAGCTGTTCCATTAAACATTTCAAATACTCCTGCAGTGCCTCCATTAAAATTTTCTACTGTACCCGAATTATAGTCATTCCATTGAGGTAATAAGGTACCAGAAACGGATATATCTTGAGATGTAATTGGTACATTTTTTGTAGATCCACTAGTATAATATGCTATAGTAGAATTAGTATCAACTTGTGGTTGAGGATATTTATTTCTTTCTAAAATATGTTGTTTAATTATAATTCCAGAAGCAAGACTTGTACGAGCAGGTACAAAATCTTTTATCATTTTAAATAATGAATTGTCAAAAAATTTAATTAAACGAATAAAATCAACTAAATTATAATTTTTAGTATATTTTTGAAAATATGAATCTCTTAAAGCATTTAAAGATGGATATGATTCAGCTGAGGAAGAACGTAATCTTGGGTCTCCAATGTATTCCCCTATATTAAAATATCCGAGAGAGGAATTAATATCATCATTTACTTCATCTTGTGGTGAAAATGCTACCTCAAGTAAATTTGTGTTTGCTGTATAACTTTGAGATATATTAGCTTGTTGGGATAAAGACATAAATGGAGATAATACATCTCCTTCAGGAATTACATTATTTTCTATTCTAATTTTATCAGCAATTGTATTTTTAATCCCTACTATTGGTTGATCATAATAAAAATATTCTGTATTTTTTACAAATGTAGGTGTTGAATTAAAAGAAGCAGTACTATCAGAGGTAAAAGAAGATGTAGTAACCCATGAACCCGTAACTTTTGGATGGATTGATTTAGATCCTGTATATAATTCATTTCCTAAAGGTAATCTAAAAGCTAATTGATCTGCTCCAGAATTTATAGAGTTTCCTTCAATTGAGGAAGGATTCATTATATAGTCTTTAAATACACTTTCACTTATAGGTTTACTGTAGTATCTAATTTCTTGAAACGATCCAGAAAAACTATTATATATTTTAGAATTTACAGTAATTGAACCAGAACCAAAAGTTGATTGGTTCGATAAGTTATAATTTAAATCATTAGCTATAACTAAGGATGAATCAAAAAAACCAATAGAGGTTCCATTTTCCCCACCACCATACATTTTATTTCCAGAGTATAATTCAAAATTAGTTGATACTCCTGTTCCAGTTTTTTTAGCCATTACTGACCACCAATCTCCATCAAAAAATGGTAAATAAATGCTAGCACTTAGACTCGGAGTTGTTATAACATCAGGGTGAAAATCTAAATAGGCATATTGATAATATGGATCAACAATTGAACCACTGTAAGAGCCAGAAGTATAAGCTGGTCCTATATAGCGAAGGGTTATGGATGATCTAGGGGTACTGAGTGATTTAATTGAAAATAAACTTTGAGAGTAGGGAATTGAAGAAGTAGGTAAACCATTAGTTTTAAACCTAAACATTACTGTTTCAGGGTTATTATCGGTTGATCCCCAAGATGAATTTAAAACAAAACTAGAGGAAATAAAATTATTTCCATTTTGTTTATAAGTATAATTAAATTCATTTTGCCAATAATCCCAATCATTTGTATTTGTTTTATCTTTTCCTCCATATTCATTAATCCTTAATATTGTATCAGGAATACCATATGAGGTAATAAGTGCACGCAAACCAGGCAATGTACCTTTTGTTTGCAATAGGTATGGTAAATTATGGTATATGCGTTTATATAACGATTTATTAACGTCATCTAACGGTAAATAATCATTTGAAGCAGATACTTTTGTGTCAATATACTCGTATCTACTAGGGGTAGGTAAAGATCCGGTTATGTTTGGAAATGGGAATAAATCACCTTCAGGTGTTAAGCCTAAAAATGCTGTGTATAAATCCTCGTTTGAAAAATTATTTTGATATAATTTAATTCCAAAATCTCTAATTGCATCCGCTACTATATCTTTTGAAATACCATTTTCTAAACGGTTATCAGCATTGTATTTTTGAGTAACATCTTTATAATATATCCAAATATTATCGTAATGTTGTCCTACCATTTCAATAAACAATTGATATGGATCATTTGCAGGATCTTCCCTTAAATATTCTGGGATTATATGGAATAGATTGTTTTGGTTTAGGTTATCATATATAGAAGCTGAGAGAAGTATTCCTCCATAATATGCACTGGTTTCATCAGCACTTCCTAACCAAGTTAAGGTTGTTAAACTTTTAGATGGGGATAATTTATATGGTTGGGTTGAGTTAGTTTTTGGGTAAGCTAAAGATTCACTAGAATAATATAAATAATAATCATAACCATCAAAATTAGTTATAATGTTATCTATTTTAGATTCATATGTAGCTTTACTACTACTTACTACTAGGGAGGAAGATGTTGATCCTATTATTTGAGAATCAATTAAAGAAATAGATGAGGAATATTGTTCAATTAAACCAACTTTATAGTAAAAATTTTCAATTCTTGATTGGACTGAGCTAAAGTGAATAAAATTAGAGAAGTCTGTATAATCAACATTTATATCAATTTCTTTTTCCTCAAGTAAACTATTTAGTTGATTCGCAGAACTAGTTAAAGATGTTAATACTAAATCAGCATATGATAATTCTAATGATGAATTATTAACTTGATCTTTTAAATCTAAATTAAAATTAGGTCCACCAATACTAACAGTATCTGTAAATATTATAGGGGTATCTTCAAAGGTAACTTTATAAGCTACCGGTTCTTCTAAAACCGTTACAACCCATAGTGTAGAATTTAAATCAAATTCATCAGGAAGTGGTTCATATAATTTAATTAATACGGTTGGATTTTTAACATCTAAATTATCTAATGAAATGTTATTAGATATAAATAAATTATTATCTCCAAAATTTAAATAAAAATCTAAAAAATAGGTACTATTCTCTCGTTCCCGTACAAAATTATTAGTTTGTTCAACTATATCAATTTCAGTTAAAGAAGTACTATCTAATCTAATTTCAGTTCTATCAGATGATATTTCAGTAATATAAAGTTGTTGTAATTCAGAACCAATTCTTTTATTAAAAATATTAAAATAAGCAATATATTCACCCTGATCAAAACCATTATTTATAAGTGCTTTTTCAGGGTCTATTTCTATTTGAGATAAAGAATTATTAGTTCCTGCAGATTGACCATCATTTAATATTGTATATTCTGAGAATGAATAATCTGTTGATAGTAAATTTTTATTATTATCGTATATAAAATATTCAATATAACCATTTGATGTTAAAGATGTATCAATTTCAAATTGGGAAAGTAAAGATGTATCACTCCCCTTATATGTTTGAGAAGTAAAATCTTGAATATCTATTTGCGTAATTTCTGCAGCCATTATTAAGCAATTTTAGATTTAACAGTAGCAATTTCAACTTGTAAATCTACATTTAATTTTTGAGTATCAAGTAAATCTGTTCTTAGTTGAGCAATTTCTTTTTGTAATTCATTTATTAATGTTTGATCTTTTTCAAAATCTACATATTCACTACTTTTTTTAATTAAATATTCGTGAGAATTTGTTTCCCCTAATTCTGGGATTAGATAAAAAACTGTATCATAAAGAATAAAAAAATCATTAACTGAAGGTTGGGCTTTAATTTGGTCAGCTATTGGTTGGACTAATTGTTTAAAAGAAGTATCTATTACTTTAAGATATTGACCTTTATTATATACTTGCTTACTAAATTTTATATTTTCACTCATCCGTTTATAACTTTAAAATAATAATTATCATCAAATATTAATGTTGAATTATTAATTATGGTTTTGATTAAGATTTTATAGTATCTTTCTGGTTCAAGACCACTCATGTAAACACTAAAATAGTTTCCTGTTGAATCAGAACTAATTTGGGTGTATTGATTATTGAAGTTAACAACAAACTCATTAGTAGCCAAGTCTTTTATAGCATAGTATGAAGAAGTAGGTAAATAATTTAAATTAGTAAATAATGAAGACGTTTGATATACACGATTTGGGTATAAAGGACTTACATTTACATTAAATTTATTTATACTTGTTGGATAAAATACACCAGAATTTTGAGATAAAGACATTTTAATGTCTGAGGTAGTTACTATACTTCCGGTTAGTGATCCTGTTAACACAGATTGGTAATCTCTCCATCTAAATTCTAAACATGGAGGATAAATTGTATTTGTGTCAACACTATAGTATTTAAATTGAGGTTGAATGTATTCACTGGGATTAAATTCTTGTGATCCTGTTAATTTTACTATAAATCCATAATTTGGAAGTATTGAACTAGACCAAGCATTTACTGTTGTTTTAACATTTACTTCAATATCTTTTTCACTACGTAATTCAAAAGATTGAGTTACTCTATAAATAGATCCTGTAAAAAAGTTACCTCCTCCTTGAGGAGAATATGTTGGATTATATGAACCTGTATAGCCATATCCTAAGGTGGATCCGGACATACTCCAAGGATTAGATCCACTGTAACTTGAATATGCCCAGGATGAACCATCTTCAACAATGGGGGAATCCAAAGTATATCCTGTTCCATTATTCCAATTTTGAGCAACAGGTAATATTTCTAAAGAAGTATCTGAATTAATTCCTTGGGCTTCTGCTATAAAATTTTTAAAATATATATCATATGTACTTCCAGATATTTTATTACTAATAATATCTATAATTTCAGTTGTATCAAATTTTATTAAATATCTAGCTATATCTGGGGTTCCGCTAATATCTAATTTATTAGAAACTTCTAGAATAGCATCTAACCCTGTATTCATTGTAGGGTATGCGGAATATAATGTAGCGTCTTGGGTAGGGAATATTTTATATATAGCCATTAATATATTTTATTATAAATATAGCATTATAAAGGAACTACTTTACCTTTTATATCTTGGTTAGGGTATTTTAATTCAAATATACTAGGGTCTAATGAAGGATAAATTACTTGGTTTTGAGTAGCTCCCTCTATATCATAAGCATATTGTGAATATCCTGTTGAAGTTCCTGCTTTATTTACAATAGATATATTTTTTACTGTTTGGACACCTTTAATTTTATCAAGTAAAATATATAAATCTCGTATTATAATTGGTTGATTTAATTGCCATTTATCAAGTAAAAAATATGCTTGGATTGATGATATACAAGACAATAAAACTTCATTATTATTATATTCAGGTAATACTATAATTTCAAAATTTACTCCAATATTGATAATATATGCATCTCTAATTTCTATATTATCCCCAATCATTCTATATTGAGATAAATAGGTTCTTAGATTATTTTTTAAAGTTGTATTAGCATAATCTAATTGTCCAGAAGAATTTAAAGATAAAACATATAAACTTAAAGTTTCAATTGTTGATACTTGATTATCTGTTAATTTAGGTTGTTCAATATATGCTTTTGAAACCGCTCCATATTCAGAGGGCATACTTAAAGCTCTAACTAAATAATCATCCGCGGTAACTGAGCGTTTTTGAGATGCAACTAGTGCTAGTGTATTTTGGCGAATTTCCTCTAATGTGTCTCCTCCTCTTCCACCAGTTGCAGCTATTGGATTAGTTGCCGAAAGTGATGCAAAAATATAGTTTGAGGTTGTAGAATTTAAATTAAAATTATTAAATCTAGTATTACCTGTATTTAAATTGGTTAGAGAATTTGCGGTAATATTTGAATTTACTCCACCACCTGTTAGATATCTAATTGTTAAGGTTGTGTTAGCAGGTGAAATTCCATATGTTCCGGTATATAAAAAGTTAAGTGGAGAAAATGCTGTAGTTAATTTATCTTTTTTAAAAGGTAATCCAATACCTACATTATTAGGGTTTGGAGTAATTTCTTCAGTTGTATCACTTGGTGAACCAGCTCCAAATTGAATTTGTAAATTTGATAAAGATGTAAATCGAGTAGCAAATCTTCTTGCAACTTTTTTTAATTTTAATAAAAATGGAGTATTATCTATTTTATTAGGATCATTAATGTTAGTATTTTTTATTGAATCAAATACCATTTCTTGTCCTAAATGATCTACTTCATACCATATATTACCATCAGAATCAGTAATATCTAATATTTTTATAATATTATTAGCTTGTATATTTATAGTTGCAAATTGTTGAGGTGATCCAAAACTAAAACTTGTTGTGTTAATAGTAGATGAAATAGCATTTCTACTCTTTTTTAAAAGAAAATATTGTGGTATATTTCCAGATATTTGATATACAGAAACTTCTGTTGGATCTAATGAACTTGAAACTGAAAAATCAATTTTGTCCTGTATTATGAATGAAGCTCCGTTTTGGGAAGTAATAGTAGTATTTTCATTAATTGTAATAGCATAACTATAGTCAGGGACATAATTCCCAGTACTATCAGTAATATAAGGTAATTGTTGATAAAAATCAACACTTGTTTGAGCAACTCCTGTTGTTTTTGGCCTATAACCAAACATATATGCTAATTCAAATACATTATTTGTTTGTTGAGCATATTGAATAAATGTTTCTTGAAATTGGTTATCTAAATAAAAACTTAAAACATCTCCTACATAAGAAGATTGTTCCATAAACATCATACCGGGTGATGTTGATGAAAAATCGTTATATGTTGATGGAAAGTATGTTTGGGAAAATTCTATTAATCTTGATCTAAAGGATTCAAAATCTCGATTAATATATTTTATATCTCTATTAGTTTTAGCCATTTTTTAAAATTGAAAAGTTAAGTTATCATTAATATTAGAATTAGCAATAGAATATTTCAATTGAACTACTACAGCATTTTCATCATCTTTTTTAAGTACATCTAATGAGTTAATTATAACATTTGGGAAATATGTTTCTAATTTTAAACTTACATTTTCTTTTAATCCATCTAGTGAATTTTCGTTAATTTGTTGGAATATAAAAGATCTTAAACCACCTCCAAAAGTAGGATTTAATGGTATTTCTCCAGGATTAGTTAAAAAATAGTTAATTAAATTGTTTTTTATAGCTTGAGAAGTTAAATAATTTGAGGTAAAAACAGAAGGTCCACTAAATGGAATATTTACTCCAACTGCAAGATTTGGATTTAAATCAATCGGATTTATTAATTGTGGATTAAATGCCATTATTTACTATTTAAAAGACCCATTATTTGATCCATACCTAATTCTCCAGCTCCTAAACTTCCGTTTACAGGATCACCCATTTGTGGGGTAAA